ATGCATTTCTACAGTATAATTAGAAGAACTTGCTGCATTAGGACCAATATTAACAGTGCTTGTACCAAAATTAAAATGCTTGCCAGCGCAGCTCGGTCCTATTCCTTGACCACCTGTTTTCTTTGTATCAAAAGTAATAGTGCCGCTTGTTTTAGTGAGACCTGTAACTCCTCCCCAATTACAAGCACCTATTGTAACAGTTCCGGTTCCTAAATCACAGGTTCCTGAGCCAGTTAAAGCATATGCAGTCAAAAGGTCACTTCCTAGACTTACTGTTGATGCGTTACAAGTTAATGTTCCATCAATATTGGTGGCTCCTGCTACTGTAAGTGCATAATTACTTCCCGACTTCGTATCTATTGTTCCTGCTGTAATAGTCAAATCAGTTGCACAAGACATCGCACTTCGTAATTCTAATGTGCGACCTGATGCATTATATGTAAATGTATTAAATGCAAGGGTTCCACTACTTAATTGAATTAGTGTATTTCCAGCATAGGTCATAGTGACCGTTCCGCTTCCGTGATTCCAAGTAGTTCCAGAAGCAGCATTTATTGTATATCCGTTACCTGTGTTTTTACTGTCAATCGTAGTAGCCCCGCTTGATAATGTTACAGTTCTTGTTCCACTACTGGATACAAAAATAGAACCAATAGTGTGGGTGCCTGAACCACCTGTAAATGTTCCTCCTGATTGTATGTCTAAACCCCAAGCAGCCGTTAAACCAGTTCCTAAACTAACTGCCGATGCATTACAAGTTAATGTTCCCGTTACTTGTGTAGTTCCTGTTACTGTAAGTGCGCGATTGGTACTTGAATTGGTATCCAGCGTTCCTGCTGTAATCGTAAGGTCATTCGATATTGTAGTATCTGCATCCAGCGTAAATGTTTCTCCATCAGAGTTGATTATCAAATTACGAACCGTGCCGGTGGAAGTCAAATCCAAAATCCGGTTTGTCCCTGTACTGCTATTAACCTCAATATCCAAATTACCAGAAATAGTCCCGTCGAGATTAGCTATCTTGGCATCGCCACCATCATTTAATGTGATTTTGTATCCTGCGCCTGTGAGTGTGCCATCCACTTTGATAGAACCCGTAGCTACGCTGGCCGTCAGCGTTACATTATCTCCCGAATCCACTATTGCTAAATCGCTTGTACCGGGAACTGATGCCCCAACACTCCCGCCTTGTGTAGCAGACCAAGTACTTGTATCTCCCCAGTTACCAGCATCACCAGATGGATTGGAATACCTTGTTGCCATCTATCCTTCAGCCTCCTTTATCGAAGCGGCGAAGCCGCAGTCTATATCCAGAACACAAGTAGCGCTTTCGCTCATTGTGGGGCGAATGGCTGAGATGACGGCAGCTAAATTCATGCTACCTCAGTCTGCCATTAAATATACTGTAGCTGTCTGAGTTCCGGCACCGCCGGTCTTATAACAAGAAACTCCTATAGATTTAATAGGAGTCGTAGATATAGCTTTATAAGCATTAGGTGTCGCTGCTGCAACTGCAATATCGTCTCCAATCTGTGTCCAATTACTTCCACCAACTGAACCCGGAGTTGTTACTAAAGTACCCCATACCTTAAAAGTATAATCACCACTTGCTGTTACATTGAACATCTGGATGCCCATACGTTCCTTTCCAGCAACATCTGTATTATCCAAAATTACAGTTCCTGTGCTTCCAGTAGCCACAACTGTTACAGTTGCTGCACTGGCTGAAGTCGTTACTGAAGATGAAACTGACATTCTCATAGCGGTGTCACCGCTACCGTCAGCTACAAATTTATCAAATTCGCGTCCACCGCGAGTATCTCTTAGTGCCATTTTATATTCTCCTTACTTTTTTAGGTCGCATCCTATTTGAATTAGGAATGAATCGACTATTGCGTATCGGGGAGTTTTAATAATGGACTCCCCAGAACCATTTAATCTAATCTATCTAATCGAAGACAATCAAGCCAGACTCGGGCCGAATAACCTTCATACCGTACCTCAGAGAGAGATACGAACCAAGAATACCGAAACCGGGATTAGCCTCTTCCACAGTTACACCGCGCCTTTCGACGTAGGCCATCTGCTTAACGGAAGTATCGAAAATTCCGTAACGCGTAGATGGAACCCATGCGTTCTGCATCACTGTAAGACCGAATAGAGAACCAATTACACCGCTCGACGCTGCAGGTTGCAAATGCTGAGCATCTGAACCACCAAAACCAGTAGAAGTTCCTCCACCAGCTGTGTAAGCAGTCGTAAAGTCTGCTAGGTCAAGTAGGTTCTTGTAGTGAGAGGGAGATACCAAAATAAGATTTGGATTCATACCCTTTGCGCCCATTAGCTCAATAGCTCCAGTTACATCACCCAAAGCAATACGAGAAGTACCCGTACTTGTGCTCTGGTTATAATGTGAACCTGCGTTATCACTGAAAGGGTCTAAAGCTGCTAATTCTGCTGCAGTGTAGTCACCGTAGTCAACGAGCCTGTCACCAGCGGATGCTGAAGTCCCATAGAAACCGCCGTGCGGATTATTAGCGAAAGTTGCTATCTGAGCATCTGTTTGGTCTGCTATAATCGCTGCGCTTACTCCAGTACCAAACGTAGCGTTATATACACCGAAAAGTGCGCTCATAGCGTGTTGCGTAAGATGTCTGTCTAGAGCACGCCGTGCTTCGTTCAGAGCGAGTTCAACCTCATTGAATCGAGAATCCTCAATCATACGGCGAGTAACCGCGATTGCAATACCCCATTCCTTAACGCTAATACGCTCGTTCCTTAGCAGCGTGTGCTGATACGCTGGTGTGGAACCTTCATCGATTTCTTCCAGAGCCATGCTTGGCTTTGCAATAGTCAAATCAATGTCACCACCAGTGTCTGTCGTCATTGGCTCACAAAACTGTCCAATTACATCAAGGTCGGTTGACTTATAATCAATAAGTGCGTCCTTGAAATCAACGATAACACGATTCGCAATAGTGCTAGTCGTGCCATCGCCTGCATTGGCAGATGTAAGCATACCTTGTGTTGCTGTTACCATATTTTAAATCTCCTTAAAGCACCAGTACCTTATACAATGTAGTAGCAACGGCAGCAGCAGTAGCAGCTTCAAGAGCTATTGCAACTACAGTCTTATCGTCGGCAGAGGCTTGTTTAATAAGAGTACCGTTCTCTCCTACTTCCAAGAAATCACCAACATCTACATCGACTGAATCACCGTCTACATAGACATTTAGTATAACACCGCTACCAGATATAACATTACACTTAGCGCCAGATGCCGCATCAGTTAATGCGAATCCAGCGACAGGTTTGCCATCTGAATCTGCTAGTTTAACTTTGCCAGCCGCCGTTATTTCCATAGCAGCGCCAGCCGTAATAGCTTCTGATGCTGTGAAAGGCAGAATACGTGCCGGAGCACCACCATCGTTAAATAATACTTCTTCTGCCATATTCAATCACCCTTTAGTACTTCTTTATTAAGCACAATTTTATTGTTAGTCATCTTTAATCACCTTTTAGTGCTTCTTTATTAAGCACAATTTTCCCGTCCTTCATAGCGAAGAGACGTTCTTTTTCTTGCTCACCCTCTACGGGTGCATCTTCAGAATCGTGAGATTTACCTTTACCGAAAGTGCGTTCCGTCTCAACCGGTTCTGGAATGCTATCCAGAGCTGAGAAGAAACCATTCAGTTTCAGTTCGTCCCACTCAGAAAGCTCGGTTGTCCGACCTTCCTTGTTATCTTCAGCCAAAGTATTTAAAAGAAGCTCCTTGTTTATAATTGTAGAAACAAGTTCAGATTTACGCTCGGTTGCTTCCGCAGCTTCGCGCTCTTCGTTTGCCTTCGTGAAGTCCTTAATTGACTTAAGAGCTTCATCATACTTCGTCTGGAGTTCTGTGTGAGACTCAGTAACCTCATCCAGCTGAGTCCTAAGAGAAGCGAATTCACGCTCCACAATTCCATCAGCTTCTGATTTTACTTCAACTTTTTTATCAGTCATAGTTTTTACCTCGTTTAACTCCCCGTCCGATTGTACATCTTCCGGTTCTTCATTACATGTCTCTCCATCAATTGTACATTCGTCACAGACGGGAGTTGCAATTTCATTGTCTATGAAACTAAGTTCCACAGGTCGAATGGTAGAAGCGAACGGTTCTCCCATCACGTTGAGGTCGTTTGAAAACCAGTCAACGCTCACATGGGTTATGTCGCCTTCATCTACCTTCTTTAACACTTCTTCTGCCCTATCACTATCTTTACTTATTTTCGCTAGCATTTTGATAGCTGTCTTTCCATTATCCAATTCAATTAACTCAGGACTGGTCGCAAGACCCAATAAGTCTTCCGGTGTCCTCTGGTGAGTATAGTAAATAGGAAGTTCTTTAAAACTTTCTATATATTCCTTTAGTACCGTGGGTTCTATATAAACCTTTTGCTCGATTCCCTCATCATCGTAGGTATGTAAGCCCGAAGTAAGGGCTATTACAGGAAATTCCACATAATCCTCAGCATCCGTGAGTTCCGTTCCTTCGAAGGATACTGCGAATTGTTTTCTTTTTTCTTTCAAAGACCCAACTTCACCAGCAAAGGTCTTTTCTGTGATTTCTACTTCTTCTAACCACATTTTGCACATGTTCGAAGCTTTTTCTTCTGGCTTTTTTGTGCCACGCTTCTTTAGTTTTGCTCCTACGTCTATTATACATTGTTCATAGAGATATTCTTTACTCATTTTCTAGCCCCCGTTGCGTTTGCAGAGGGCTTGTTCCCTCTATTCTCAGTTCGCCTTGTTTCTTCTTTCTTATCTTGATTCTTCCCACCAGAAATATTTGCCTCTTTAGCTGTGTCTTGTATAACAACAGCGCCTTCTGGGTTAAGTCCCCTTTCTGAGCGAACTTCTCCCGGCGAAAGGACTCCTTCTGCTAGGTAAATCATATCTGTCTTTGCCTTAGTAAACGCATCTTCAACATTAATCTGTCTGAATCTAAATTCTACATCATCTCCCAATTGGGGCATGAGCTGTGAATTTAAGGAAGCTTCGACCGCTGATTGTAAGTAAGCAACATAGGGTTCGAAGATTGGTCGTGCTTGGTTCGGATTATCCCACATAGAAATAGGAACCTTAAGAGCCATGTGAATTTTCTTGAGAATATCATCTATATATTTACCGTATTCAAAAGCTCTCTGAGTACCTTGCATTTCCTTGACTTCAATATCATTACCGTGAATAATATCTTCACCAGGTTCTAGAGAATTAAATGCATCAACAATTTCATTTATCTTATCTGGGCCATACGGCATATCTGGAAGACCACAGCTTATGTCAAATCTACTTGTAGCATATTTGTTCAAAGCTGCTCCAACGTCACGCTCTGCATAGTCTTTCAAATCAACCAAATATAGAATCGGGTGTATGTCAGAAAGACCATATGCATAATCGTCAAACGTATTATTCTTTAGTTCAATGATTTCATCTTCTTCAAAACGAATATCTTCTTTAGGGCTGCCCACTTTCTGATAGTAATACATTATCTGCCCATTTTCGTTCCTCTGGACAAACATATTCTGTGACGACCTCAGAACTAAATTGTCATCAGTCCATTCTAAGTAGCCAGTTCCGAATATACGTGCATTACGGAGCCAGCCATATATAAGCATATCTATATTAATATTATTGAAAAGCTCAGTAACTTTGTCACGCGTAGAATCACTCTCAGTAACAATGTCCCAACCGTCCTTACTTGCGTACAAGCACGGCAAATCAATAAGAGTCCTCACAATAGGGTCGGACAAGTAAACATTCATATAGGTTCTAGGGTCACCTATCTGAGTTTCGTATTGAGCACCACCCTTAAATTGTTGAGATAAGCGTATTCTTTTAATTACGCCTGCACCAAAACTACGAGGGTCGTCCTTCTTAAAAGGCGGGTCACTACCTACAGTTGCGAATTTTCTACGCCTTAAAAAAGGCACATAATCACGGAGGGCCATTGCTATCACTTTATTTATATATAAAAGCTAGTATATAAAGCTTTGGTTTACAAACCTCTTGGCATTTTCTTACTGATAC